CAGACAGATTTTAAAATCGGCGTTTTTCATTTTAGAAAAAAGGCCCGAACTAGTCTGGGTATAGTCTGCCATTAAAGCCATCATTTTACCCATGTCCTCCGTTTTCTTTTTACGGTCCATCGCCATATACGTAGCGCCTGTAGGTTCGTAAAAAGTAATAGGGTTAATATCCCCCCCAGCTCTTTGTGGAGTGAACACGGGACACCCGGCTTCATTAACTGTCATAGCTCCAGACATAACCGCTTTTATGATACGTCTTTTAGCCTGTTCGAACCCTTTACGGTCCTCTTCGTCCATAAACGATGTATCGAAGTCTAAATCCATAGCCTCGCCGAAGCGTTCGAACTCCTGCTCTGCCATTTCTCTACTTATTTTATTTTCTGCCATAATTTACTCCTTATTGCTTTGTAAGTTCGCCCGGTCCCATAAGTGACACGGCCGCCGTAGCGTTTTGGCTACTTGCTGATAATTCCCCAGTGATAATCGCTGTACCTTGGTAAACTGTCCCAGACGCATACGTAATCGATATCGCAAAATAATCTTTTGCATTAGATAGGTCCTGTAGAAACTCGTGGTCCCCTCTAGTATCATCTACCTCTACCGTAAGACCATCAATACTTAAAGGTACTCTAGTCTTAATAATACGCGCTGTACCGTTTCCATTAGCTTGTACCTCATTCTCAAACCCACCCAACTTACGCTGAGCCTCCGCGTCTGCTGCTACTGCAAAGATACGACCCGATAACGAAATCGCCTCTATACTTCCGCCTACTCCTGCCATAATTTACTCCTTTTCTTTTACGCTACGACTGTAGCTGTACCGAAATAAAATCCGAAGTTTAAGTCTACAGAGATTATGTTCGTATTTCCGCTTAATTGCACAGTTAAAGCTATGTCTAGCCTCTTAGGGTTTTGTTCGCTAATTTGAGCTAGTGTATTCTCTTTAGCTGTTTTAGGGTCGCTTATTATAGCATTTAATCCTAAGCTATCGATAAGAGCGTTCGCTGCTGCTACTGCCATTTTAGGCTGTTTAGCTTCCGAGTTAATTGTCGGTTGGTCGTCTGGGATTAACGGCGCACCATCCCACTCGTCCGTAGCAAAGATAAGATTTAAGTTAAAGATAATATTCTGTAACTTAACGATATCACATACATAACGGTACGCTGGACTAGGGTCGCCTGACGGGTGGTAAAATGTAACCGTATCCGATATATTTATAACGCCGTCTTTAACTTCGATAGTCGAGCTACCTTTTTTAACCGCCACGTCTCTATCGACATAGGTCCACTGGTCCCCGTCGTCGCCTGGATTTAATGTGTCGGCGTCTTGGCTACCGTAGTCTCTAGGTGGGTTATTTTGTGCCACTTTAACAATACGCGCTAACTGACGAGCTGCAACTGCGAACGGTAAATCTTTAGAACCTGGCGCCACTAATTGCGAGTTCGTTCTATCTGTTTTACGCGTGTCTGACACTGCCGTAGCCGCGGTAACTGTTGTAGCGGTATTCCCTGTAAACACAATAAGGGGTTTACGAGTAAGTGCTCCCCAGCGTCCCTCCCCGAAATTTGAGAACTTATCCAGAGTCGTAGTGTCTGCAATTTCTAAACAGTTAAGGACCATAGTCTCCCATACATCCCCCACCTGAGTAAGTGCGTCGTCTACATCCGGATTAATAAGTCCCCCCGTAGGTTGTGTAATTGCGAAAGTAATCCCGCTGTTATCTACACTTGTAGCTACTACCTCGATAAATAGGTCGTTACCACTTGCGCCAGCCCACTTAGCCTCTAGCCCTACGTCTGTAGTGTTATCTGTAGCCGACATAGGTAAATTTAATGCCGCGTCTAAAGCTGCCGTCATAGCCGCCGTAATTGTAGCTACTGTATCGCCTGCCGCTACTGCGAACTGCTCCGACTGAATGTTATTAATGTTAATAACAAAAGACGCCGCCCCGGTTGCTGCACCGCTCGGAGTAATGTCTCCCGCGGAGGCTACACCTGACACGTCGTCCTCCAAAGGATAAACCGTTACAGGGATTGTCCCTACTCCGTCTCCGTTAGTTGGTAATAGCTGTAAAGCTGCTAAATGTATCGGCGACCCAAAACCGTATAACTGTGCGGCCTCTAAAGCGCTCGTTACCTGTCTTTTAGTTGTCCCGTAAACTGCTGAGGTAGACCCCTGCCCGACAATAGCCACACGTTGAGGTAAAAATAAAACCCCTCCGCCTCTTAAATCTTTAAAAGCCGTTTTAACTCCGACAACTCTAGCGACTGCTGAGAGGTCCACTGCTGTACTAACTGCCATCTAATACTCCTTATTATGTTATATAGTCATAGTCCGCGTCGAAAAGAACTTCTCCGTCCTCGGCGCGTTTAACTGTTGCTGATAGTAATTCTAACATATCTCCGCTTATTTGTGGCGAAAATTCGTTAAACTTTACTTTAAATCCTATTCGAGCCGCTATAACTGGTCGAACGTTCCCTCTGTCCTGTTGAGGTTGGAACATTACTATAGTTTGTGGCCACCGCTGCCATACCAACCCACGAAGACCTAAGTACGTATATTCTGCGGACATTAAAATATTACGTATTAAACGTATTACTCGCTGTACCGTGAACGCTGCCTCCTGGTCGCCTGGATTATGGCCCCCCGCCTGATTATCCGAGGAGTTAGCCACTCCATAACAATCTATATTAAAAATAGCTTCCGTAGCTTGTTTTTCCACGATATTACTCTGGCTTTCCGCGAAATTACTATTATCATACCAGATGTTAACTATCGGAGTTAATTCTGTGATGTCATTTAAGTAAGCCTCCCACGGGTTCGAACGCTCTGTGTATACTTTAAAGTCCCACAGTGCCCCGTCTTTACCTGCGTCTACTGCTAATCCCTTTTGACTAACTACTTCCGTAGCTAAAATAACCGCTATCCGGTCGCGTATAATCTCGAAACTGTCCTGTTTATCTATAAGAGTCTGTATCATACTACAAAGGCCTCCAGAATACAAGTTATTAGACCTAGGGTCCTGTCTGGGTTGGACTGAATAACTTTAAAAGTGTAAGGGTTACCGTTAATATCGTCGAACGCTACTAACCACGGTTTACTATTTTTATCTGTTACCCCTACCGGTAAAGAGTTAAACCCCGCCTCGAATATTGAGGCCACACGAAGAGCTACAGAAGCCGAGCGTCCGCTAACGACTTGGCCGGTCTCCGGGTCTACTACTTGCGAAATATCATTCGACGAACCCGTTAAAGGACTACTCGTACCATCTGGAGCCGTAACAGTTATAGGCCAGCCGAAACCGGTAGCGTTATCCTCTAGGATAAATGCTAGGTCTGCCTCGGCTTGTTGGCGTAAGTTCATTACTCAATAAACCCAGATTTTTTTAGGTTGTCGAAAGTTTCCTGTCCGCCCGGAAAGTGCTCCGGTGTTACAGGTGTACCCTCTCCTAAAATGCCTTTAAGACTTGTAAGAGATTTACCCTCAGCAATAACAGGCCGTTTAGCTGCTGCGTCTGCTTCTGCCTTAGCTGCTGCGTCTGCTTCTGCGATATCTTTAATCGAGTCTTCTAATGCTTCGATAGCAGTTTTACGGGAGTCGCTCTTAGCCTTTTCTAGGCTTAAAGCTTCCTCTAGTGTTTCCGATGGATAAACGTTTTTTAACTCTTCCTCTAGGTCGGCGACTGATAGAGCTACCAGTGCCGACGCTATTTTTAATTTACTCATAATTTACCCCTTAGATATTAATATCGAGACACCCGAAAGTATCGATAGCCGTAGGTATCATTAATGGACGCGTACCAGCTTGAACATATAACGTCTCGCCGTCTTCTGTAATCCACCCCCTAGTCTGTAAATCCATTACTCCGTCAGTATCCCTTAGACGTGTAAATAATTCTGCAGGAACTCTCGAGTCCATAGTAATAGACGGAATAGCTCCGAACGTAGCGTCTAGTCTACCCATAGAAGCACGTACTACGACTTTATTGTCTAGGATATACTTAGTCGGGTTCCCTGTTTGAGGGTCTTTGTATCTACCTGCATAAGTATAAATGTCATATTTATAATTACCAATATCCACAGTACCCCTATAAATCCCACCATTACCCATAGCGTCGATAGGAACAATTCTGCCCATATCTCCACGTCTTAAGTCTAACTTACTTTTAACGTCTTCGTCAGCTATGAATAACTCATAAGCACGCTCTCCCATAACTAGCATATCTGGGTCCTCTAAACCATCAGAACGAACAACGTTAGCCAGGTCCTCGATATCTTTAATCTTAGTCGAACTCGCACTCGTCCACGCTACCGAAGCAGTCGGGAAGTGAGTAGTCTTAGGACTGTAATCGATAGTATATATCGCGTTACCATTTTCATCTGTAAGAGTTACCGTACCCGTTTGTAGTACTTGTGATGACTGCTGCTCCATAGCTCTAAGGATTTTATCTCCCATTTTAGTAACTAACCTAGTACCTCTAGCGATAGCGTTCGCCTGGAAGTCTGGACTCTGGAATGGGTTTTCTCCGAACTCACGCTTAATTAACTTATGCGCTGGGATAGCCCCTTTTTCCTTATGGATAGGCGGTTTAAAAGATTTGTTAGTAAAATCGTCTTCACTGTTTAATCTTGCACCTGTACTTAAGTCAGTAATTGCGATAGAGATATCCTCTTCGCTACGCATAATATCGATTTCCACCTCTTCCGAGCTGTGAAAGTTTTCCTCTGGCGCTTGGAACATACCTGTAAGGAACATAGTAGGCCTACGTCTTGACTGGTATCCTCTTAGCATTACTTTAGTAGTATTATCACTCATTTGTTACTCCTGTTTATTGATTATCAAAGCTATTTAGCTCTGACACTGTTCTTGGTGTGATACCGTAATCGCGTAACTGGTCCTGTACTGCTTTATCCACATTAGAACTGTCTCCATCTGCTGCAATAACTAACTTATCGATACGAACGTAACCCTCGATACCTGCACGAATAGCCTCGTCCCCTGCTCCAGCAGCGACAACGTCATACGTAAGAACCGCTTTAGGGATACCATTTTCGTTAGTAGACCCACCTTTTACAAAAGGTACGTACTTAAGAGATACTGAGTCTACCGCTAAGATAGTCCCCTCTACAACTGTACCAGCCCCAGCGAACGTTAATAGTCCGTCTTCAAATTCCCCACAGTCGATAAATACCGAACCGTTATCTATATTAGTAGCCGTTAAATTACTCATTTTCTACTCCTAAAAGTTTAGCTACTGCGTCAGCCATAGCCTTATCTCCGTCTCCCGCTTCTCCGTTTGGCGTGTTTACGTCTGGAACGTTCTCACTATTACGGTCGTTTGACTCTGCTCTCTTCATATGCGCAGCCATATACTTAGCGTTAACAGTTGCCGACATTTCCGACCCGTCGTTAATACACTTCGTAGCCATTTCCATATCGCCTGACGCTTCGCCCATTGTTAAATGTGCAGATACGCGCTCGCGCTCTTGATTAACACCTAGCCCTACCACTTGCGCGAATAGCTCTGGGTGCTGTGCCTGTAATTCAGAAATTTTCATAATTTCATCTCCTTTATTTGAATTTGTAGAGGGACCACTGTCCCCACCTCGGTCTCGGGTTGGTGCCTCTGGTGCACTATTATAGCCTAAATTTTCTAAATTACAGCCTCCTATACACGCAGATAGCGCCTCGATAGACACATTTTCCTCTTTTAGGGCCTTATTCGCTGCCTCTAATTGTAGGCTGGCGTACGCTATCGCCTCGTCTTTTGTTTTATTTTCGTCACTTTCTGAGTCCAGAATATTATCCGCGAAACCTTGGTCTAATATTTCCTGACCGAAGAGGTAAGTCTCGTCGTTCATCATTTCTAAAACTTCGTTCGCTGCTTTACCTGACTTTTTTTCGTATGTTTTTGCTAACATATTAGTCATAGACTTAAGCACTTTACTACGCTTATCCAGTTCTCTATAATCCCCATATGCGCCACCCTGTGCGTTATGTATCATAAATATAGAGTTATCATATACCTGGACCTCGTCGGCTGCTAGTGCGATTTGAGTCATCATAGACGCCGCGTAAGATACTCTCGCCGTAATCTTACCTTTATCGTACGCTCTTATTTTATTAAATATAGAGACCCCGTCCGTAATATATCCGCCTCCAGAGTTAAGGTCCAAGAGGATTTCCCCCTTAGTGTTGTCTAACTCTTCGCCGAACTCTTTAGCGTTTATGTCCCAGCCTACTACGCCGTGTAAATTAATTGTTTTCATATCATACTCCTACTCTACTGGGGCGTCTTCTAGCCACCCAAACCACTCTACCGAAATAGTAGCGCCTTTATCTACTGTTACCGTTAACCCCACTACTGTGCCCTCTTTAAAAAGCCTAGGCACGGGTAGAGGAAGCGTTACGCTGTTGTCCTGTAGCCCTATTTCCCCCTGCGGGATTAAAATAAAAGGGTCTAAATACTGTCGGTCTGCAAATTCAGTTCCCACGAATTGCATTAGCGCTTTAGCGGCTGCCGTACCACTAATCGAACTAACTAAAACAGTATCGACTAAAAGCTGTTTCCCTTTTGGTACCATTCTTAACGAAGATTTAGCTATCTCTTCGGTAGGATTTATAACTGAAAATATGGCGGCTGCGTCTCCCGCTCTGTACGCTTTTATCTCCCCCACTGCCGCAAGGGTAGAACCTGCGTCTATAAGCCCCACACTTTGGATAAACCGTACCCCCGTTATCTGGGAAGCTACCTCCGTGGTCCCATTTAAAATTACCTCCGTGGTTTGGGGTTGTAGGTTGATATCAAGGTGCCGCACCTCGAGAGTATTTATCCCTGTTTGGGTACCCGCCCCGTCTTCGTCCGAGGTACTTACAAAACTAACAGTCTCGCCCGTAGTTTGGTCTGGAAAAGTAAAGTCCCCGTTAGGCCACACTATACGTTTAGTTACCCCCTCCGTGACTGTTAGTTTTCCAAACGCCGAAGCTGGCTCTACTCCTCCGAGTTCGCCTCTGGCGATTTGGGCGCCTACTTTTTGCGCTGTTGTTAGTGGGGCCTTATTGATATTCATTTTTTTACTCCTCTTTTAGATTATTTATCGCTTCTATTAGCGTCTCTTCTGGGTTCTCATCTTTAATGATACCCGCGTCGATTAATGGCTGTACCGCCGCCGCTAACTGTTCGTTCTCACGTACTAGCTGCTGTACCGATTTGCTAAACTTCATACCCGTAAGCTCTCTAGTCGCACGCTCTCGAGTTATCCACCCCTCGTCGCACAGTAGCTTATAGGCTTTAGCTTCTTTTAATAGGTCGACGTTCGGCTTAATAGCCCCCGACCAATCCGCAGAGACCCACGCTCCATATAAATACCATAAGCTAGGGTTACGTCTAGCGTCCAAAAAGCCTGGCATATCTATAGCGCCGATAAGCGTCTCTGATATTAAAAACTCCTGGTAAATAGGGTCGTTAAACTCTTCCCCGAACCCGTTACGTATACGCTCCAGATACATTTTAAACTCATTTACTGCTCCTCGGCTCGCCGAATAGTTATTCTGAAAAGCTAGGGTCAGCACTTCCGGAGGTACTTCGTTAGCCCACGCAATAGCGTTAATAATTGCAGCCTCGAACGTTCCAAAATTTACATTAGGACGTCGGGTGTCATAGCTTACCGGCTCCTCGCCAGTTTGTAACTCCTGCATAATCATACCCGGCATATTAGTAGAGAACTGTACATCTTTACGACCTTGGCTATCGTCCTGAGTAGTGTGAATATCTTTTCTTATGGCTCCACCGGTAACCGGTAAAGTCCCCATTTTATCCTCGGACTTTTTAACCCACATAGCTATCATACTATTAATTACCGCGGCCCGTTGTTCTGCGTCACGGTAACGGTCTACTTCTTTTAACGACTGAATTACTAGAGCTAGTAAAGACTGACCTCTTACGTCGTCTATCATTCGCTCCGTACCATATACTAGCCAGGCCTGACGTCTGCCAGTTCTCACCCCTTTAGCTGGTACCCGTATGTGTGTTCCATTTTCTTGTCTTACATAAAAAGCGACATGTCTTCCGTTTGTATCCGTCTCGACTCCGTGCTTAATTTTGTTCCCGCGAGCTTTAGCCTGTCGGAAAAATTTATCCGCAGTTATCGGACTCTCTACATTGTCAGCGTCTATTAATTCCACAGTGGGGAGCTTACTATTTCCCTGGCGTAGAATAACTAGAACATCCCCGGATACTAAAGCCAGCATACGCGCCTGGCGTTGAACCGCCCCGAATGTACGTAAGCCCCTATGGTCGCATAACTCCGGGTTTTTACCCCATACACTAAAACGGCGTTCCGTCATTTCTGACCAGTCCGAAAGTGTATTCTCGTCTATATCTAAGATACTAGTGTCTGGAGTGGCTTCCAGGGCTAGGCCTTTGTTAATTTCATTAGTGAGTAGTCTACGAATAAGACCACGTGCGTATAAGTTCTCTGTAAAAAGTTGTTTAGAGCGTTTTCTAAGTTTCCAATAGTCGACTATCGAGTAGTCTTTAGTAATTCCGAAACCACTATAAAACTTATCGCCGTCCCACGTACTCGATACCGCACCATGTCCCCCCGTATAACCTCCGGAGCTTGCCTGGTCCCCTAGCTGGTTTAAGCTAACGACCGTTGTCCCGGGCTGAGTAGCTTCCGAGGACCCTGTTATTTTAGCCCATAATTTACCTACCACGCTGGCCTCCCTATTACTGTTCCGTTTCCGGTAAGTCTAGCTTCCAGTGTTGCTAGACGGTTATAAAGTGAGTCTATCACTTTGTTAATTATATTTATGCTGGACCTTGTTACTACCTGGCGAGACTGCCCGGTATCCAAAGTATAAGACGTTATCGCTCCAGACGATAGGGACAGCGCTGCGTCTTCCAGTGCGGTTATTTGGTCTTTAGTAGCAGTAATACGCTCTTTTAAAAATGTCGCGTCCATATGGGCCTCCCTATCGAAGTTTTATTAAATTCCCTAAGTATACCATAAATTTATTTAAGTTTCGAAATAAATCGCCCCATTTTCTAAATAATCCCAGAATTGGTCCCAGTCTACTGTCTTTAATTGGAAGTATTGAATACAGATAGACCACGCTATAACCTCGATAGCCGCGTGTCCATAGACCAGTAAATCCCACAACTCATTACGGGCGTTACCTGGACGGTGCCAGTAGTAGCTAGTGTTACCGTTCGCGTCGGTTTTTTCCCTACGTGTCTCTACCGTAAGCTCTTTTAGGGCCTTATCCGGGAGGTCGATAGGTGCATTAAAGTGGTGGGCCTTTTGTATCCCCGCGTCTTCCGTCCATTCTCTACGCAGCACTGGCGCCAGGCGGTCTTTATAGTGGTCAACAGTAATCGTGTACCCCGTAGTCCCCGTCTGCGTTGTAAACTCCGAGAACTCCTTAACGCGATTTGATTTACCCGGACGGTCACGCCCTAAAACAGGTACAACTCCCGAGGCATAATCCGCGCAAAAAGATACGACTGTATCGTTAGCATAACCAGCGTCGATAAATGTCATTACCACACCATATCGCTTACCGTCGTCAGCTTCGTACCTACGCTCCTCTATAATCTCTCGCAGCTCGCCCCAGACTTTACTCGTAGACTCGCTGCAGTCCTCGTCTTCCAAACGTATATATTCAATAACATATGGCTTAGCGTCTCTCGCCCAGCCCATTACCGAAACCGCTAAAAAAGATTTATGTACGTCGACCTGGCACGTAAGTAACAGTATCGGACTCCCACTAAATTCTGTCGAGTATTTATTCGGTATCTGCCCTAGCCTATAAGCAGGTCTACGGTGTAGTGATACCGTCGTAAATCTAATTTTAGAACCCATTACCTCGAACGGCTCGGCCAGGACGTTATTATAAAACACTTGATACTTAGAGATATCTTTTACCCTACGCTCTTCTGGGTCGTACCCTGCGAGATATGCGCCGACACTTTTAGACCAGGGCTGCATACCTATAGGCGAGTAAAGCGCGGGTAAATGATACGACCGTATCCCAGCCTCTACAGGTCTAGCGGTAGGCTCCCAGTGCGCGCCGTCCTCTTCCGAGAATAGCCGCTCTTTATCGTGCTCGAAATGTGGTTCTCCGCACTCTTTACAGCGGTACTGTACGGACTCGGGCAGTAGAATACCGCCGTCCGTCTCCCAGTAAAAGCCGCCTTTTTCATTTTCGCCATACGACCACCTCAACTCCTGGGGCGCATTACACTTTTTACAACGGACTTTATATTTTCGCTGGTCTCCTCTTAAAAATGCTTTTTGTATTTTAGACGAGCCTGTAATAAGCGGCGTAGAACCTCTAAAAATCTTACGACGTTCCCAGTAACCCGAACACCTATCATCTGACAGCGTGTCGGGGTCCCCGTCTTTACCCACAGTATCGGGCCAGGCGTCTATCTCGTCCTTAAGAAGTACTGCTATAGAGTAAGACCTCATTTTATCCGCGTTCTTAGCCCCGAAAGGTACTAGGTATCCACCGCCGGCCCATTGAATGTGGTTGGAAGTCTTACCCGTTTTACGACTATTACCCTCGTCGCTCGACTGAATTATGTCCCCGAAACCGGACTGATTAATCATAGGTATAATATTATTCTCTATTCTGGCCGCTGCCAGCTCTTTATCCGCGGTCATATACATGCACGGGAGCGTCTTAACGTGCGCCATATAGTATAAAAGACCCGACTCCAGTAGTGTCGTGTAAGTAATCTGTACGCCTTTTTTAAGATTTACTTCCCTTACGTTAGAGTCTGCGTCGAAGCAGTTTATAATTTCGCGCATAAACGGGTTAACATCGTAGCGGATATATCCTGGCATAGACGTAACGGACTCCGGGAGGTACCTATGCTCCTCGTTAAACTTTGCGGGTGTAACTTTGTGTATTACTTCTGTTAGAGCGCCTACCTGGTCCATTAGCCATTCCTGGCCTATAGTTTTAATCGTCGACATTTTCTAAGGCCCTTTTTATTTTAGCTTTAGCGGGTTTTATAAATGAGGATATCTGCTCGGCTATAAATTTCTCCAGGTCGTCCGCGTCTTTACCTGCTCCAACCATAGCCACACTACGACGGGCTATGGTTTTAGCTCCATCCGTTAACATTTTCCTATGTGCCGAGTCAATAGGCTCTAGGACCCCTTTAGAGACTAAGTCCCTGTGGACTAGCTCACCTCTCATTTTAGCACTCTTTATCCTACGCTCGTCGATAGTCTCTATCTCTTTTAACGCACGTAGGTAGTCGACCATCCTATAGTCAGTACCGAACTTAGTAACAACCTCTCGTATAGTCATATCTGCAAAGTCCTGCATATTGTCGGGTACATCCGCCGGGTCTATGTTGTAGAGGCTTAGCGCCTTACGTGACTCTTTAGCTCCAGACGCTCCACTAAGTTTTGGGCCAGACTCGAGCTGTTCCATATACTCGTCGTACGGAAGCTCCCCTCCACCGTTTACTGAGACCATGACTTTAGGTCCTTTTTGTGTACGGTCATCCAGATATGCTGTAGCCGCCGGGTGGTTCGGGTCTATTCTCATTTTACGACCGTCGCCTACTGTTGCCTTATGTAGACCCCTGCCGGGCTTACACGCTTTAGCTATAGCTGTAGGAGTAACTCCTGCTAGTTTAGAAAATTCTGCTTTAGTTATTAGTTCTCGTGTTCCCATGGCCACAGTATAGCATAAATTAGCTAAAGGTTTACTTTGGGGTTCATTTCGGTTCCGAAAGCCCCTTTTGTGCGAGGCGCGCACGACATAATCAAAACTGCGGGAGGTTGCCCCCCTCTACACAGTACCTAAATGTTTTTATCCCTACGAAACTTCCTGCTCGCTAAGTTCTCCTGCTGTGTTACAAAGCTACAAGTCTTAGGGCTGTAGACTTTATTCCCTGGAGTAATTATATCTTTGTCTAGTTGGTAGCGTTTCCCATCTGTTGGGTAGTTCTCTTCGAACCATTCAGCGAACGTCTGGAAGTTGTGCCACTCTTCGGCTACCTTTCCTCCCTCATAAGACGGCTGGTGGTGTCGGCTTCCTCGGTAGTAACAGCGTCGTAACATAGCGCGCCATATGCTAAACGCTTTTGTATCGGCCCCCTCGGTGTGTGCCTTATGTTCCCCTACTCCGATACAGCCTACTCCGAACACGGTCTTAGCTAAAGGGTCGCGTATCCTCGGTCGGTCACTCCCGACTAACGTACGCTTAGCGGTCTTTACTATCGTACCAGTATCTAAAAAGGCTACCATCACGTTATTAGCGTTATGGTATTCGCAGACTACTACTCCGCCGCAGTTTTGAGTCTTGAACTTCTGTCCGAACATATTAAACTCCTGTTATATTGTTTGACAGTATTCTATCAGAATTGTAGGACAGTGTCAAGGGGTTAGCGGAACAGTTTGTTACGTTGTAGCTGGAACTTAAGAGCGTCTAAATATATCCCGGGTATATATTTCTCTGTATCTTTAACAGCGGGAGCTAGCCACGGACTCTTAGGTATCGTAACGCTAGAGCGTGTCAAGTCCTGTACCATCTTAAGCTTAGGCTTACGCTTCCCACCTGTTACCCTAAAGATACCACGACGTCTACCGAGGTCTAAATAGATAAACTTCTGGCCACTCTTAGCCGCTTGCTGTACAGCTATAAAGTTCTGCTGCTTACGCGAGCTACCCCCCTTACGCCTCTTCTGTAGCTGGATATTGCCCATCTTATTAGGCCGACGAGGTAGCCTAGTTCTCGGACGCTGCCCCTCTTGCCCTGCAGAGTATGAGGTAGCAATAGCCACGCCCTTACCACTAGAGCTTGTCTCTGTACCTCCGAACTCTTGTGTCTCCAGGTAGTCAGCTATAGACCCCACAGTGGCAGCCTGACGGGATACCGCTAAGGTACGAGTCTTATCCACGCGTATACTCTTCTCTGTAAATTTATTACGTAAGACCATATCACTACGTAAGTTACCTTGGGCTAGTTCCCTCGCTTTAAACGCCCCAGTATTCACTGTATGGCGGGTAGCGTAAGGATATGCACGGTTTGCGAAAGTCTTTAAGTCTCGCTCGTATTCTTTAATTTGTTTTGTGTTTACTTTTATCATACTGTCAGTATAGCGTAAAAACACCTTACCCCGCAAATACCCCGAACACCCCTAACATCCGGGGTGCCTATAAACCTAGTAACTAAGGGGCCTACAGAGATAAATACCCCGATACCCCGGACTGTGCATTCTTTATATATAGAGAGAGAAAGAAAAGAAGTAGAAGACGCACGCGAACACAGGGGCATACGCTAATTAGTACGGGATAGGAAAAAAGTGGGGGTAAAGGGTATCGACACCCCTCAGCCCCCATAAATACGGACTTTGTGACCACCCCCCCGACTTAACCCCCGAACCTGGGTAAGGGTGGAAAAATGGGGACTTACTATATATTGACTCGATAATTAATACCTGATATATTACTAGCTATTGACAAAAGAGTTAATATGTAGTATAATTACGGTAAATTTCAATAAAAAGGATACAAAATGGGAAAGATGGACGTTTTAGAGTTAGTTAAAGAGTTAGAGAAAATAGGTAACTTTTGGGCAAATGGAGTGGGTGATATGGTGAACAATAAAGACGGTCTTAGTCTAATGATTATAGAGAATGACACTTTAGATATAGACGAAATTACAGACTTTAATACTTCTGCTATGTCTATCGGTTTTAGGATTATAAAGAGGGGTGGTCGGTTATCGCGCGATAGCGGAAGTAGAACCGGTAGGGTAAAGTCTTCTTTATGGGTAGAATTTAATTTTAGGAAATTTACAGACGGCGGTACGTTTGTTCAAGTAGAAGTTACTTTTTAAAAAGGAGTAAGATATGGAATTTGTAAGAGTACAGTCAATATATATCCCTAAAACTAAAGAGAACTTTCAGGGGGCAATAGCTGCCTTAATTGAGGAACCTGGGGTACACGGTAGCCTAACGACGGCGGATTTACATAAAATTAAAGATATGGTAACCCTGCTAATTGTTGAGTTTATTGATATTCCCCGGGAGAGGGTAAGCTTTAGACTAGGACTAACCGAAAAAGGTAGGCTGGATGTTCTGCCGTACGGAGAACTAGCGCGGTTACTAAGTCCATTTAAAGGCGAACAACTGTCCCATATGGGGAACGAAGCTAAATATAAAAGAATTTGGTAGTATAATTTCAATATAAAGGAGTAAGATATGGAAAAGAAATATGAGTTAGATACCTCAGACGTTAAAGAGTTTTATGGTAGGAAATTATTTAGGGTAATATCGTTAACTTCATTTTTAACGGTTTCGGTAGGTGATAAAGGTGGATATATAGAGTCTGAGAAAAACCTTAACCACGACGGGAACGCGTGGGTATATGGGAACGCGTGGGTATATGGGAACGCTAGGGTATCTGGGAACGCTAGGGTATCTGGGAACGCGTGGGTATATGGGAACGCTAGGGTATCTGGGAACGCGTGGGTATATGGGAACGCGGAGGTATCTGGGAACGCTAGGGTATCCGGGGACGCTAGGGTATCTGGGGACGCGGAGGTATCTGGGGACGCGGAGGTATCTGGGGACGCGGAGGTAATGTGGGTTACAAAAATTGGAAGCTCAAAAAGTACGTTAACAGTGTTCCGAACTAAAGACGGGTATAACTTGGTAAGAGGCTGTTTTTTAGGTACCATGGAACAATTTAAGGACGCGGTATCAAAAAAAACCGATAGCGACAAAAGTAAAAAAGAGTATGAGCTGCTTATTCCAGTAATAGAATACCGATTTAATAAGTACCTTACCAAGGAGTAAATAATGACATTTAAGCAGGCATTAAAAGAAGCTAAAGGCGATAAATATTATTATGACCCGAAGACTAAAACGGGTAAATTAAAACATACGAGGAGAAAATATGCAGTTATTAATAACAAACCCAGCGACGGGATTAAGTAAAACAGTGGATGTTGCAACGTATACATTGCGGGAATATGTGAAAACCTTTAGCGTGTACGTTAACGCTGGGTTTAGTGTTAAAATCCTGAATTATGTCTAAGTTACCTTTATACACAGTCGTACCTATAGAAGAGTTCGAACGCCTGACTCCTAACGCAGGCTATCGTAAGGGCACTACTAATCTGATAGTAGACCACACCCAGCACACCGTCGCGCTAAAGGTAGGTAACTTATACTATGCGGAACAGTTCGGGAACCTGGAGCAGGCCTCAGGTAAGTTTAAAGAGCTTAAAGGTCGCATACGAAATGGAGAGAAGCTTTAAGTCTTACTCTGCTATACTTACATTTTTAAGGCGTGGGAGATAGAAAACTCCACGCCCCACTCAGGTATACATGTAACTCAGCCGGGTAGAGCGCTGGTTTGTGGTACCAGAGGTCGGAGGTTCGACTCCCTCTAGGCGTGCCATCTATTCAAAGGCCACATTGTGACGAAAACAAATATTTGATATGAACGACTACGGAGTTAAAGTCTCACTATCTAACGTAGATGATAAGGCGCGTAAGTTTTTATATAGACCCTTTAGTAGTTAATGGAGACTATGATACGGAAGCACTCGGGGTCTAACGCCCGAATACTTCTTTAGCCGCACCATTAACCGGGTCAGACTGTGCGTCGATATACGCTTTAGCTGCGTCCGACGCGCTATGGATACCGGCGCTTATGTGTCCTTTACGGATATATAATCTCGGTTTCTTATGGTCGTCCAGGGCGATAGGGTTATTAACTCTACCGTCTGAGAGCGCAGGGTGCCAGTCGTAACCTAACTGTCTTAAAATCTCCCTACGTTTATTATGCGATATCTTAGCAGCCGAGCGCGTATGCTGCAGCAGTTTATCCAGGGCCACAGACGACACCCAGCCACCAGCGAACCCGGGGCGACCCTCTTCAATAGCTTCGATAATATCCTGCTCGACACCACCTAACGACGACGTAATAGCCTCACGGGTAGACGATGTCTCCGGCGCCCTATGACATTTACCGGCAGGGTTAAGCTCTTCTGGTATTGTGTAAGTACTGAGGAGCTCATTAACTATTGCATACCCGCCGTTATTTAACCAGCTATATAGTTCTGGGAAGTAATCACCGTCCATACCGTCTCGCACCAGGTCGTCCGCCGTCTGCTGTGCGGTATAGAACATGGCGAAACGTCGGTCCCCGTGAGTCTTACGGATAGCGTCTTTATGATTAGAGTTAAGCATAAAATTAGCGCATAGGTCCGCAGTTACTTGCGAGTGCTGCATAGCACGTTTAGCCAGCTTATTATTAGTAATCATAGGCTTAAGAACTTCAATAACTTCTTTTTTATGGTCTGCTACGTAGACATCTTCTACACCTATAAATAGCTTACCGAATAGCCACTCGTTAAACTTCTCCGATATCTCGTTCGCTGGCGGAAAATGTGTGTATTTATCTCCGATAGCGAAAGCCACACAACGGGTTAACAGAGTTTTGCCGTTACCCTCTGTACCTTGGATAAGTGGCGTCCACTGAAACTTAACGCCCTTATGTTGCACACATGCTGCCATATAAGAGAGAAGTATATCCCGGTCTCGAGTATCTGGTAGTAATTTGCTGAGGTGCGCCATAAATGGCTGGATATCTCCCTGCTGACGTTGAGTCGTTATTGGTACGTAAGAATTAACCTCTTTATGGCCGTCTACGTCCACTATCGCCCCGGGTTGTAAGTCTGGGCGAAAGCAGCTAGTCTCTGCCTTTGGATATCTGATTATCTGTGACTCTGTAAACGCCTCCCACGCCTTACGAGTAACTTTATCTCCCGACTCGTCCATCTGGAACACATAACCTCCATAGGTGGCGTTAAACTGCTCCGCTTTAAGTTGTGCGCCTTTAGGAGTTAGGACTCGGTGTGTCTCTTGAACATATACACAGCCTTTAAAGTGTTCGAGTTGCTGTTCCGCTGCCAGGTATTGAAATCCTGTAACTATTGTAGGCTGTGTCGAAGCACCTAACGGGTCGCACGCCTGCTCTACTGGGGTAACCATAGCCGCGATATCTGCCGCTGACTGTGACTCGTTATCTATCCACGTCCTAGCTGCGGGTATCTTAGCCAGTTTTAGAGATAACGCCCTATCGTGCTGTACCTCTGCCAGTTTACGGGAACGGATAGACTCGGCGTATTCTCTCTGTTTATCAGACGACGCTCTTAGCTTACACGCGCCTAGCTTGTCGGCTAGAGTTGTGTCTATCTGCCCACCTGTAGAGTAGACGGCTGTCTGCATACCTACAGCTCTCGTAATAGTACGAATGAGGTAGTCTTCTCTGTCCCACTTCTCGCGTACTAGAGCCGACATTTTCATAATTCTATCTATACGCTCGCAGTTCTTACCGGTCCAGAACGCTAAATGCTGTGCCAGGGCAGCGTCGGCACTCGAGCCGTCGTAAGTTCTGTGTCCCTCATTATCTGGGTAAGCTGCCGCCAATGCGTCGTCGTTAGCTGTAAATAGGTCCGCGAAGGTAGCACGCCCACCAAATACAGCCCCCGCACTCGACGACTCGATAGCTTTAGTAATTAACTCCTCGTCGCTCTCTGGCCCGTTGTATTCTGGTACGGGCTCGGTGGTCCACTCTGAGATGTCGGCCTGTTTTTTCGGGAAATAGTCGTTAACTAACTGCGTCAGGGCTACCGTACTGTCTACCGACGCGTCTCCGATAGCGTTCGTACCAGTTAAAGCCACGAAACGCCCCTCGGTATACAGCTCGATATTAAGTGGTATATTTTTACTAGCGTGTTCTGGTAGTTTACCTACCCCGAAAATATGTAACCCCCGCCCAGACTGTGAAACCTCAACGGCTGCACCAGCTAAACGAGTCATAAGGTCATTAGCTAAAGGCGACCACATGTTATCTGGTTGTAGACATTTATCTATATCCAGGAAGTAGAACGGGTCGTTAGGTGTAAATAAATACCCCACGCCGTATCCCTCAGGTAACTGTGCAAGTAAAGCCGCTACCTCTTCATACATTACAGTACTGCTAGCGTCCTGCTGCCAGTTGCTACCTTTAGGGAATACCTGCACAGTACGTGGGTTTAATGGTATTTTGTTATGTTTTTTCTTAGTCTCGTCCCATACCAGCTTATAGAGTAAAAACTGAGGGTATGTGGTCAACGGCTTAAGAGCCTCTGGTAATGTAAACATATTTATAACTCTGCTAAGTATGCTACGGCTTTGTATTTAAGCTCTTTAGGGGCTTGAATAGCTATCGGGTCCCTATTCGTTAATCCTTGCGCTATAATCTCTGGTACCTCTTGCTTAACTGCGGTTTTTAGGATTACCACCTGCAGCGCTTTGATACTTTTAAAATAGTGAGAGATTAACCCAGGCGATACATTAGCTTTCTTAGCAATATCCCCTCGGGTAACTTGGTTATATCCTTTAGTCTTCGCCAGTTCGATAGCAACTTCTAAAACGTACTTACGTCTTAAAGTCGGGTTAACACGCTTACGGTCTACAGTGTCCCCGATAGGAGCACCCTCTAGTCTATCGATAAACTCCGTAAAACTTTCGTCCATAACGTCATAGAACGAACCATCCGAGATATTAGCTCTAGCGCATACCTCCGCTCGTGTGATATTGATTAACCCGCGCTCGGCGGCTAATTCTCTCGCCACCTGTTCGATAAGTTGCTTTTTATTTTCCATAACCTTGTCCCCTTAAGTACTTATACATTTTAAACGCGGCTTGTACGACGTTCGAATACTTGTTTCCAATAACTTTATCAAAGACAGTCACTTTCCATTTTTTCGTCTCTTCTACTTGCTCTATTTTTATCATTTTTAAATCTCCATTTTTGAAATAATATCATTTATTGACGGCTTTGTCAATAGCATACGGACGGTGCCTCCAGTTAAAGAACCGACGGAGCGCGTAACTACGGGTGTAAGACCACACAAAAAAAGATAACCGACGATATCGTGGCTACGTGCGCCTGTGGTAAATGGTCGAATAGCGGAAAAAGGAGGTAAACTATAAGCCAGCCTCCTACTATTCCGATAACTTGGTTAGTTAAAATCTCTATATGTGACTGTTTACGTGTTTGCATTTAATACCCCCTATACATGAATAACTTTTCGGTAGCCTTTTTAGCCCCCGTATCTTTTGTTAAACTCGAGTTAACTTCTTTTTGCCAGATAGGAACGAAGTCGTAAGGCGCGTTATATTCTGAAATAAAAACGGTATGGCCTTTTTTAGCCATAATCCTACACCACTCCCAGAATTTATCGTGGTCGAAATTATCTTTATATTTAGTAGCGCCGGCGTAAGGCAGGTCACAGTATATCATACTCCTATCGGGAATATCTAACCCGTCATAACTACAGTTCACTAACTTAACATTTTTTAGAAGAGGACTTTGTTTAATCGCACTTCTGTAGCTTTCAGCTACATAATCTCTTTTTCCTGCCCGGTCTCTACGCCAGCCCCCTAGCCATTTCCCAGAATAACTAAAAGCAAAACCAGCGTAACTTTTTAGAGGGTTTTTATCAGATTTATGTAGCTCTAAGTACATAGCCTCCGTAAATTCCGTATTATTTTTAGGTAAATTTACAGCGTTATCACGTATATAGGTTAAAGCCTCTATTACGTACGGGTTTAAATCAGCACCTATCCTAGACCCGTCGATTTTATCTATCATATTACCACCCCCGACGAAAGGCTCTACCCAGGTCTGCCCTGGTTTACGCTCGGCTAGCATAATCGGAGCTATCTCTTTAGCTATCCTGTTTTTACTACCCATATATTTCATAACGTCCCCTCCCCATTAGCGAAACAGGCGTCCCCACCCATACTCGCGATTAACTCCGCCCACCGTAACTGGGCCTCCTCTCGCTCAGTACCACGGTATCTCCACCCCGCGGCTTTAACTTCACGACTTACGAACTGTCCTATAACTTTACCGACGTGGTGTGGTTCGATTAATACCGGACGGATACCTATAAGGTCGTGCGACTTTATGTGGTCATTCATTTGCTTACTATCATTAGCCAGGCCATATCGTAAGAACGAACCCTCCTCGGTATATGTTCCACCCACATTGTTACGCCACAATCTCACGCCGTTACGGCTAGCCTCCAGGCGTATACGTGTCTGGATAGCTGCTTCGCTCTCTCCAGGTAAAGTCTTAGGGTCTGGCGTCTGGCTTGCGAGCGTGTCCTGTAGGTCTTTGATAGCTTCGGGAGATATCCCCCAGCGGTTCGCCCATTCTGTTATAAGAGTCATTCCAGGAACCCCGCTTTAATTTCTCTAGCCTTTTCGGTATCACATAAAATCGAGAAACTACCCACCCTCTTATTCTTAATAGTGATACCCTCCTGGTAAAACTGTTCGGCTAATTCCCTTAACCTACGTTCTGCTATCCCTATACTAGGCCCCCACATAATACACGGGTCGCCAGGAGTGCAGCCCCTTAGCCTATTCTCTCTTAAGACTACGTCGGCGTCTGGGTTCTTTGCGCTATACGCTCTAAATCTAACTTCCACTACCCCTCTTAAGTCATTCCCCGCAGTATCTCCTACCGGGAAAAAATCGTTAAGGGTCTGAACATAGCCTAAATGTTCGTTAGCTTCAAAATCTCGTCCCGCTTTACGGTTCCGTAATACCTCCGCGTAGTGATACGCTCTTAACTCGCGTAGGCCTTTTAATGTTTTGCTATTTACCTGCATTACTTAATCTCCTCTAAATGTGAATTTATATGGCAAGTCAATTCGACCGCCTCTTTAGTTCCTAACGCCTGCGCGCTTAGTACGTCGGTCCCGAACGCGAACCAAAAGCGACGATAACTCTCGCTATCCGGTCGACCTGCTGCTCTTTGGTAGCCCGCCCATAACGCAATCGCATATCGTAGCTGCGCCTGGGCCTCTTGACGTGCTACATGTCGTTTAACATTAGCGAGCTGCCCCACTTGCGGCATACGTTTAGCCATAAGTTCCGCTCGGTACTGCTCTGGGTCTTTATCTATGGCCTCTATCTCGCCACGCATAGCAGCCAGAGCCGCAGCGTCTAACTCGCATAAGTCGCCGTCGACATATTCCGGACCTGAGCGTATCGTTGGAGCGGGTTTAAAACCACAGAACGGACATTCTGCATATATACGCTCGTATACTCCCGTACACTGCGGACACGATTTAACCGGAATAACGTCGTCCTGTGCCTGGCGTGACCTCTTCTCTCTACGGTCCAGCGACCAGGTACGGCGCGCGTCCGGTAAACCGTGACGTACTACGTTACCTACATGGTCGATAATAAGCGCCTCAGTTTTACCCTCCAGGATACGAAGTGCTCTACCGAACTGCTGCGCGTATAAACTGTAAGACTGTGTAGGTCTCGCCATACTTACGACCTCGATAGCTGGCAGGTCGAAACCCTCTCCGAATAGGTCCACATTAACGAGCTGCAATAGCTCCCGCTTTTTAAACCTACGTAACACAGCGATACGGTCCGCGTCTGGAGTCTTAGCACTTACCACCTCAGCCGGTACGCCCGCCTCGTTAAACTGCGCCGCTATATTTGTCGCAGTCTCTACATCAGTGGCGAACGTTATCCCCAGTTTACCTCGGGCTATCTGTAAATAATGTTTAACCACGTCTCCCATAATATGAGATTTACGGACCGCCTTACGTAGACCGTCTTTATTATAGTCCCCAGTCGTTGCGGATATCTTTACCGCGCCGAGGTCTAAGTCGGAGGGTGGCGCAAATATCCTATAATCTGTAAGGAACCCCATATTAATAAGGTCGCGCATATTAGGTCCCTCGACCATTACATCGAAATTACCGTCCGCGTGACGCCCCAGGCCTTTACCGTCTGCTCGTATAGGTGTGGCCGTAACTCCCAGGCCTCTAGCGTTAGGGAACATTTCTATAGCTTTACCCCATTTATTATCTACTAGCGGGTGGTGAGACTCGTCCATAAGCCAGAGTGTTACAGAGAGTAACCAGTTCTTAAGTTCTGCCTCTCTACGTATAAGAGTGTCTACTCCAGCTACCGCTGTCCTAGCTGTCGGGTCATAAAACGAGCGACCCACTTCGGCCATGTGGATATTAACCGCTAACTTAATAACGTTCTTAGGGCCTATTATCCTGTGTTTAATCCCGTCTCTAGCCAGGGCTAGCGATATCTGAGTTACTAGCTCCTGGCGGTGTGCAATAGCGCACGCTGCGCCCGTATGTTCGTGGACGATATCTGACATAGTCACGGTTTTACCGCCTCCCGTAGGTAATACATATAATACATTTTGTATCCCGGTGTCCCACTCTTTATAAATGTTTTGTTTAGCTTCTAGCTGATATGGACGTAGCCTCATTTTTTACCCGTCCTAGCGTCAAATAACCTAGCCCTATAAGAGGTATTAGACTCTAATAGTTTACGTTTAACTCCGATACGCTTACCCCATTTATTTAAAATATTATATTCGTTAATCGCTAAGCTTAAATCCCACGCCCACGATTTTAATAGTTTTAACATTTTCACTCTATACTCCTTATATAATATAGTTTCGATTATGTAATAATACCAGTTATTGACTTAAATGTAAATAAATTTAATTTACTATTGACAAGCCTGTCAAAAAATGTTATAATTTCGCTGACACCAAAAAATAAGGAGATAAATAAATGTTAAGAGATAATAATGTAACGGTATCGGTACCGTATGATTACGAAGCGCTAACGAGAGCTTCTATCATGTTAAGAGGTATAGCGGATAGCATGTCGATAAAAATGGAAGTATCAGACGCAGACGCTAAAGCAGACTTAGCTGGAGAACCTAGACCAGATAATCCGTCGCCAGAAGCTACGGCTATGCAGAAACAGGAACCTGCGAAAGCCGTAGACGACGCTAAGGCAGTATTCGGAGAGCCTGTAAATGAAACGCCAACTCCCCCTGCTCCGGAAATGAACGTGAGCGCAGACCTAGACACTAACGGTTTACCATGGGACGAACGTATCCACGCAGGTAGTAAGACTAAAGATGTTAAAGGTTACTGGAAATATAAAAGAGGCGTAGATAGAGACGTTCTGGTTCCAGAGGTAGAAGCTGAGCTTAAAGATAGGAATGGCGCTGCGTGGGACGCGGTAGACGCCGACTCAAACGCACAGCCGGGGGCACCCGTGGGCGAAATTGTAGACGCTAGCGTTACCCCACCCGCCCCCCCTGCACCGCTGGCAGCACCTAGTAGCGAGATAACTACATTCGCGCAGTTAGTTACTGCTATTACCGCGAAAAGTATCACCGAGGAGAAAGTTAAAGAGGCGCTAGATAAAGTAAGGGTAGGTAACTTCGCGTTACTTGGAGCTAGACCTGACCTTATTCCAACCGTAGCGGGACACTTAGGGCTATGAGTCACTCAGTAATCCCGCCGTCTTCGGCTGCTATCTGGGGCGCACCTAACGGGTGCACTGGTTGGCCAGCTATGGACGCACAGTATCCAGAGGAGGAGTCCGAGGCTACACGTGAGGGTGAGGCGTCGCACTGGTTAGGGGAGACCCTTATCCAGATGGGCGTAGCTATGCACATTACCCCTAGCATACGCGACGGACTTATTGGAGAGACTGCCCCTAACGGGGTTATCGTATCCGACGAAATGTTCGAGGCTGCGTGGGAGTATGCTAACGACGTAGTAAGAGAGGTTAAGGCGCACCCAGGCAGCCGGTGGGGCGTAGAGCAGAGAGTACAGGCACCTCGTATCCACGCGGAGTCGTTCGGTACTACTGACGCGTATTTATATGACGCAGCGGACCACCGCTTAATAGTGTGGGATTATAAATACGGTTTTAAAATTGTAGAGGCGTTCGAGAATTGGCAGGGTATTAACTATGTAGCTGGTTTATTCGAGTTACTTAGTATCGACGGTTTAGCAGACCGGAGGTTAAGAGTAGATATCCGTATCGTACAGCCTAGAGCGTTCCATAAAGACGGCGCTATTCGTTCGTGGAAAGTGTTAGGCTCGGATTTACGCGGATACATAAACACACTAAACAATAACGCCCACCGAGCACTAGGTCCAGAGGCAGCGACGCAAAGTGGTGGGCATTGTATTTATTGTAACGCACGCCACGCCTGCTCCGCTGCACTAGACGCCGGCCTAGGTATGTTCGAGGCAGTTAACAAGCCGATACCGGCAGAGTTAAGCGCCGAGCAGTTAGGTACTCAGCTATCTATCGTTAAGCGTGCACATAAACAGCTCGAATATTTAGAGGCTGGATACGAAGAGCAGCTTAAATCTTTAATAAGAGGGGGCACGAACGTACCGGGCTGGTCGGTAGAGCAGGGCGTAGGTAAGAGACAGTGGTCTAAACCTACCGAGGAGATAATAAAACTAGGGGACCTTATGGGAGTAGACCTTAAAGAACCAGTTAAGCCTATCTCTCCGGCGCAGGCAGAGAAAAAAGGTGTCGACGCTGCGGTAGTAGCCGCATACGTTGTGAGAAGACAAACGGGACTTAAAGTGGTTCCAGATAACAATAATAAAGCTAGGGAGGTATTTTCAAAATGGGACGTAGACCAACAGACGCAGAAATAGAAGAGCAGATTAACAAAGCTGATGAAGTTGAATACGAGGGTATGAGCTTCTCCGAGGGGGTAGCGCAGGCCCTCGAATGGGTACTAGGCCGCAGTGATGAGAAACCGTTCGAAGACGAATAAAACTAAATTTAATAAAAAATTATAGGAGAAATAATTATGAGTAACACAAACAGAACAGATATATTAACACCAGTAGGAAGATTAGTAGCGGGCGATGTATTTAAAGCAAACACAACGGACGCACAGGGTAGACCTTTAACTATTAAGAGTGGGCCGAACGCAGGACAGCCTAGAACTGAGTATTACTTCGCGCTAGCTATCCCTAAAACTGACCCGTCGTATGACGCGGAAGTTATGCAAAAATTACAGGCCACAGCTAAAGCAGGTTTCCCGACTATGTTCGACGCTAACGGGCAGTGCGTACGCCCAGACTTTGCGTGGAAAGTTGTAGACGGAGACAGTAACATTCCTAACCAGAATAATACTATCCCTAGCACTAAAGAGGGTTATCCGGGACACTGGGTTCTATCGTTTAAAGGTGGGTTCCCTCCGAAAGTTTACTCTAAAGGTGGCGAAGCGGTAATTACTGACCCGGAACAAGTTAAGAGGGGGTACTATGTAAGAGTATATGGGTCTGTGGCTGCTAACGGGGATAACCAAAAGCCAGGCGTATATCTTAACCCGTCTATGGTTGAGTTAGTAGGATATGGAGACGAGATTAACAACGGCCCAGACGGTGTGGCTGTATTCGGTGGCGCTCCGGCGGCTAATTTACCGGCAGGGGCTAGCGCGACACCTGTAGCACCTACGACACCTATCGCACAGCTGAGCGCAGTTGCAGTTCCAGCAGTTCCAGGCGCAGCACCTCAGCCAGCCGCTCCGCAGGTACAGTTAGCCCAGGACTTCTTAAACCCACAAAATGCAGCACCGGCGCCTCATCCTATGGCTCCAGCGGCTCCAGTTGCACCTAAAGCGTACACAGTACAGGGCGCACAGTACACAGCAGAACAGCTTAAAGCTGGCGGGTGGACTGACGAACAGATAGCGACTTTAGGATAAGACTATGTTTAAAGTATTAGACGAAGCGTGTACGCCCGAATGGGCTACCGAGTTTAGTAGCTGCATGGACTTATTCGCCAGGGAAGACGTAACAATTCACGCGGGGGAGACTAAAGTAGTTCCCCTCGGCGTTAAAATTAATCCGGACTTTTTCGTTTATGAAATAGCGGGGGTAAATGTAGACGCGGGCGGGACGGTTACTGCTGGGGATAGCGATAAAGTTAACGAGTTTTTAAAATCACACTGTTTAGAGCTTAAGTGTAGAAGTTCTCTACCTCTTAAAAAAGGTCTGATTATTGCGAATGGTGTAGGCGAAATAGATTTCGACTATCCGGACGAAATAGGTATTATTTTACATAATCCGCTTATCCCTTTTTCGGCGCATAACGTAACAGGGCCTACGTTAATTAAAAAAGGCGACAAGATAGCACAGGTAAAACTCGTAGAACATAAAAGCTATTTAATGGGATACGAAAGTAAAGACAAAAGAGTCGGCGGCTTCGGTAGTAGCGACAAAAACTAAAGGGGTGTACCTATGAGTAAATTAGCATACATGCAGGTACCCGTAGGCGTATCGTACGCGACCGTCCTCCCGGACTTTGACTTCGAGACTTATTCGGAGGCAGGGTTCGACTATGACGAGGTTACAAGAAAGTGGGTCTCGGTAATGGGTAAAGGTAAAAAAGGGGGACTCGCCGCGGTAGGTTCGGCGGTTTACGCCCAGCACCCTAGCACCGAGGTACTTTCGCTAGCTTACGACCTTAAAGACGGTCAAGGGCGGAGACTATGGGTTCCGGGTATGCCACCACCGCAGGACCTTTTTAACCATATAGCGACGGGCGGATTATTAGAAGCCTGGAACTGTGGTTTTGAGTGGCTTATCTGGGAGTATGTATGTCGAGCACGTATGGGGTGGCCTGTACTTTCACATACACAACTAAGAGACGCTATGGCTAAGTCTCGGGCGTTCTCTCTTCCGGGAGCATTAGGTAAAGCTGGTCCGGTTTTAGGACTGACAGACGTTAAAGACAAAGAGGGTACTAGGTTACTTAAGAAGTTTTCAGTACCGAGACACCCTACAAAAAAAGACCCACGTACTCGTATTAAACCCGAAGAGGATTTTACGGACGCTATGAAACTGTACGCATATAATATCCAGGATATCGTAGCCGAGGCGGCTATATCGGAAAATATCCCGGACTTAATTCCCTCAGAGTTAGAGTTCTGTATCAATACACAGGCCTGTAACTTCCGAGGTGTTGCTGTGAACCCTACCGAGGTAGAAGCGTGTATCTCTGTTTTAGAGCAGGCATACTCGAGATATAACTCGGAACTGTACGCACTAACCGGGGCTACTGTAGCGGAAGCTACTAAAGTGGACCAGATTATGCAGTGGTGTAATAGCCGAGGCGTACATATGGCAGCGTTAGACGACGCGGCAGTTAAAGAGGCGCTTAAGAACCCAGTATTAGCTCCAGACGTTAAGCGAGTCCTAGAGATAAGACGGCTTATAGGTTCGGCAGGAGTTAAAAAGGTTTACGCTATGCAACGCCAGGCGACGAGAGATAATAGACTGTGTAATCTGTTTATTTATCACGGCGCTAGAACGGGTAGAGATACCGGGGCGGACGTACAGCCACAGAACCTCGTTAAGGCTGGACCTAAGTTAAAGTGGTGCTCCGAGGGCTGTAAGAAGCCGTCGGGGGCTAAGAATGACTGGTGTCCTCACTGTGGTAGCTGCTTAATAGACGAGCCTACTAAAGGCTGGGGCTGGGAAGCGGTAGACACAGCTCTCGAGGTTATGAAGTCGGGAAGCCTGGACCGAGTGGAAGAGGTTTTCGGTAATGCAGTGCTAACTATTTCGGGCTGTATCCGTGGGCTATTCGTAGCTGCTCCAGGTAAAGACTTAGTATGTTCGGATTATTCAAGTATCGAGGCGGTAGTTACTGCGGTCCTATCGGGCGAGCAGTGGCGTATCGAAGCTTTTAACCGTAAAGAGGATATTTACCTGGTTTCGGCCGGACGTATCACAGGTAGAACTATGGACGAGTACCTGGCGTATCATAAAGAGACGGGAGATAAACACCCTGACCGTCAAAAGATAGGGAAGCCGGCCGAGCTAGGTCTAGGCTTCGGAGGTTGGCTAGGTGCCTGGAGACAGTTCGATAGCTCGGATAACTTTAGCGATAACGAAGTTAAAGACAATATTAAAGCGTGGCGAGAGGCTTCTCCTGCTATTGTGGAAATGTGGGGCGGTCAAATGAGAGGTAAACCCTGGGCGCCGGATAGGTTCGAACTGTTCGGCCTGGAGGGTATGGCTATAGCAGCCGTACAAAACCCGGGGACTATGTATACTTTTAGATACGTAAGCTACGGAGTTAAAGACGACATGCTATACTGTCGCCTCCCGTCTGGACGTTTCTTAACGTACCATAAGCCACGTTTAGCGCCAGTCGTTAAATGGGACCAGACGCAGCTACAGCTCTCTTATGAGGGGTGGAACTCTAACCCTAAAATGGGCGCTATGGGTTGGCAGCGTATAGAAACGTACGGCGGTCGACTTATGGAGAACGTGGTCCAGGCAGTCGCTCGGGATATTATGGCTTACGCTAATAATAACCTGGAGACTAGAGGCTACCCTGTGGTCTTACGTGTGCACGACGAAATAGTGTGCGAGGTGCCAGAGAACTACGGAAGTATAGACGAGTTCGAGGCTATTATGATGGAATTACCAGACTGGGCTAAAGGTTGGCCCGTGAGAGCTGCCGGAGGGTGGCGAGGTAATCGATATAGAAAGGATTAACAGTGGCTAAAATAGTCTTAATGAAAAAACAATTTAATACAGGTCCGTTCGCATTTGACGAGGACTGTGTAGACACCGAAATAACATTTAGTTTATATATAAATAAATCGGGCGTATTTTTTAATGTCAATACGGGGGACTTTTCGACTAACTATTTAAACCCGTTTAAAGCCTTTATGCGGGCGTTAGAACACAGTCAAGTAGCAGCAATAAAATACCTAAGACTAAAAGAAAAGCTTAGGGATAACGGAATGTGGAAAAAATTATAGGAGAAAAGAATGTCACAAAAATTAACTAACGGAGAAATAAGAGGCGAGGTAGTTTACAGACGTACCTACTCGAGACCAAAAGAGGGCGGCGGGTTCGAAACTTGGCCGGAAACTGTAGAGCGTGTAATTAGCCATCAAGCGTGGCTATGGGAGAGAGCAGCCGGCAGAGCGTTAAAACCACACGAACTTAGCGAACTGGATGAGCTGCGTACTCTTATGCTAGAGAAAAAGATATCGACTAGCGGCCGTACTTTATGGCTAGGCGGTACCGACACAGCTAAAGACCGCGAGAGTTCTATGTTTAACTGCTCATTTACAAATGTAGAGACCGTTTACGACATAGTAGATGTACAGTGGTTACTACTCCAGGGCTGCGGTGTAGGCTTCCGTCCTATCATAGGTATACTTAACGGGTTCTTTAGGCCTATCGATAAAATAGAGGTTATCCGTTCTAAGAAAACGCTAGGGCCTAACGGGGAGTTCAAAAAAGGAAGAGAACACAACGTCGAGACATTTAAAGACGGAGTATGGGCTATCTCAGTAGGAGACTCGGCCGAAGCCTGGGCGAAAGCTATCGGGAAACTTATCGCAGGTAAATACAACGCTAGTAAGTTAGTGTTCGACTTCTCAGGGATTAGACCGTCGGGAGTTAGACTTAAAGGTTACGGCTGGATATCGTCTGGAGACGAGGCTATCTCGGTAGCATATGTAGCAATAGCTAATATTATGAACCGTAAAGCCGGGCAGCTTTTAAGCCGTATAGATATCCTGGATATAATTAACCATATGGGAACTATTTTATCGTCGAGACGCTCGGCAGAGATAGCTCTATTTGAATATGGTGAGCCTGAGTGGGAAGAGTTTGCAGTAGCTAAAAAAGACTACTTTATAAACAATATGCAGCGTGAACAGTCTAATAATTCCCTGGTGTTCAGAGCGAAACCTGCTAGAGACGAACTGGTTAAACTATTCGACGTTATGGCGGACGCCGGAGGAAGTGAGCCCGGGTTTATTAATGCAGAGACCGCGCTAAAACGTGCGCCGTGGTTCCAGGGAGTTAATCCGTGCGCGGAGATACTTCTAGGTAATAAGTCGTTCTGTAACTTAACAGAGGTAGACCTGGCGAAATTCAAAGGCGACACGGTAGGACTTACTAGAGCTATGGAACTGGCAGCACGCGCTAACTATAGACAGACCTTAGTAAATCTAAAAGACGGCGTACTCCAGGAAGCCTGGCACCTTAATAACGAGTTCCTAAGACTTTGTGGTGTTGGATTAACGGGTATCGCTAGACGTGACGATATGACGGAATACGATTTTAAACAGTTGCAGCACGTAACGACCTCAGCCGCTTATAGTATGGCCGACGAGTTAAGACTACAGCGCCCTAAAAATGTAACCACAGTTAAGCCGTCGGGTACTCTTAGTAAGTTAATGGGTACGACTGAGGGTGTACATAAGCCTCTAGGTAAATACATTTTTAATAATATTAACTTTGGGAAACACGACCCCCTAATCGGTAAACTAAGAGCAGCAGGATATAACGTTTTTGATAATCCGAACGACTCGAACGCTATTTTAGTAACTTTCCCAGTAGCGTGGGAGGATGTACCGTTTACGAAAGTAGAAACGGTCCACGGTATAGTCGAAATTAACACAGAGACCGCTGTAGAACAGCTAGAGAGATACAAAAAGATACAGACTGGCTATGCACAGCAGAATGTCTCTATAACGGTCTCATACTCGCCGGGAGAGGTAGACACTATTATCGACTGGCTACTAGCTAACTGGGATATCTACGTGGGAGTAAGTTTCTTATACAGAGCTGACCCGAGTAAAACTGCTGAGGACCTGGGCTACAGGTACCTACCGCAGGAGGTAGTAACTAAAGAGAAATTCGAGGCATACATGGCAGCACTTAAACCTGTAGACTTTACAGATACGGACAGTTACGAAGAGCTAGAAGACGCCGAGTGTGCTAGTGGGGCGTGCCCGGTAAAGTAGTAGACAGCTATAGCCGCCTGGAGTATATCCGGGGCTATCAGCTCTCCGAAATATTCGGGAAATATAAATTATTTTAAGGAGATAAACTTATGACAAAAATATACGAGGGTGGGGATACCTACCATTTACACAGTGTTAGTGGTAAAGTTCTCGATGTTACGACAGACGAAATAAACGAAATAGCCGAAGAGTCTCCAATAGCTCGGGACTTAAGAGAAGAGGTGGCCGAAGCTAAAAACGAGTACAATAGAGCGCGGGGTTATGCTAATGACGCGTGCGGGGAAATAGACGAGCTGGAAAGTTATCTTATGTCTGAAAGGGAAGACGTGGACCTAGACGAAATATTACGCCTAGTCCAGGGTATTAAGGGTACGGTCGAACGTATCTAAACTAATTCAAAGTGGGGCAGGTCGTCGAACGTTTGGTCTCTGAACGTGTCGTCGCCGTCCCAGTCTAACCCGAAACGTACGCTATGCGTAATCTTACCCTCTTCTTTTAATCTAGCCACTACGGCCTTAACCATACCCATCATCATATAGAAACGACGGTCGTCTTTTTCGTGGCCACTAAACGCGTTAGTACCTTTTTTCCACGGCATAATATCGACTGCCATAGATGGGCTAGACTGGTGCCTAGACTTCATATTAACGCCATCAAGCGTGGACTTACCCTCAGCGAAATAACGCGCCTGTGTCTCGAGCGACCTGTGGCCCTCCAGTACCGAGAAGTCGTATATCTTTATCAGTTCGTTACAGATTAACCGTATATCTGGGTGGCACGTATCTAAACGCGATTTACTTTTATATCCGAAATTATACATAGCTATTTCCCCTCCGATTTTCTCTTAATGCTTTCCGCTAGACCCCCGCCGAAATAGAACGAAACTATCATAATCAGAATTTCTCCCAGCCACATTTTATCCGCGAAATTTCTAGCGTTATTTACATTAGCCATATCCACCCAGCCATACAGTGCCCCAAGTACACCATTTAACATTATGAATAAAAACACAAATACGAAGCCGAAAGCTATAAACCTCTGAGCCACCTTAAACGGGGCGTATGCGTCCATTAACTTAATACGGTGTTCCGCTTTAAATTTAGTCATTTCCTTTTTATCTGCTGCCTCTTCACTATCCGTGTAGAAAGCGTCGTCGATAAGGTCTCCCGCTTTTTCGATAACTCTATCACTACCAAATATTTTACCCAATAGTCCTAACATTTCTTACTCCTTATTTTCCCGTTGTGGGATATGTTGACGGTTTAGTCGAACGCTTTTTCGGTTTTGGTGTTGTCATTTCTTACTCCTTAATTCATTTAGTAACACTTCGAGCGTATCTACCCGCCCGACGGTCTGCGTTAATTGCTTGGGTAAGTTCTCGTCGAATAGTAACCAACGTAAAGTATCCTCATTACTTGTAACTTTATTCATTACCCCAGACATTTTCTGGTTAGATAGTTGTATTAACGCGGTATTCTGTGTCGCCGTGTTAGAAACGCCCTGTATATTAGTGTTCATTACTTGCAACTGCGTAAACATAGGGGCGTTAGCTGAGTTCGCTATATATATAACTGACCCGAATAAGAGGGCGAAAACTGTAAGAATAGAAACCGCAGCACCGAGGACCATATTAAAACTCATAGGCTTAGGTCTTACCTCTTGCATAAATGAGTCCATCTTATCGTAAAGTAGGTCGTTCTTTTCGAATAGTTTACCCACTAACGAGTTAAGAGTATGGACTTCGGACTCTAAGTGTCCTATTATTTTGTCGTGGTCTTTTCCCTCTGCCATTTCCTAGCCCCTCAGATACTTAGTATAAAATTTAACTGATTGTACCATAGCTTTAGTTATAAAAGACTTTTCTATCTCCAGGAGGATATCCTTAAACAGTTTGTCCGCTTTAGAATATTCTTTTATAGAGCAGTAGTAATCGTGTGCTATAACCGCAGGTAGAAACTTAGGTTTAAATGGAGGTATAAATATCCAGAATAGCCTCGGAACGTCGGCACCGTTAGTCTGATATCCTTTAGGGATAACCACACTTTTAACGGCGTAGTCTTCCAGGAGTATAAAACGGTTATCGTTCGTCGGCTGTAGCTTCGGGTATTCCATGGTTTATCCCTTAGCCCAGTGTAAAGAATGCGTTACGTTTATTTACGAACCATACCGCGAAGTCTTGGAAATCTGTTGCAGTAATTGGCATTTTAGTACCGTTCGTAAAGTAAATAACCGTATCTGTAATACCCAACTCGAACGCTGCATTAACTTGCACTAAACCGTCTGCGTCGTCTTTCATAAAAGGCACCAGGTAGTCTACGCTGTTAAGTGTGTATATCTCTCCGTCCACTTTAGGATTAATTACTGGCTCTACATATGTAAGAGTTCGCATTTCAGCCTCAGTAATCGACGTTAAATCTTTCCCATAGCCTTGCGCCACCTGCCCGTCGTCGTATGCAAAAATTTTGTTATTTTTGTCTTTAAAGAAATTCATAGTTTAATCCTTTTATCTTAATTCAATCCAAATAGTTACACTACTGTTTACTACGGTAGCTTTATATGTAGAGCCGTTAGGTATTATCGCCTGCACACTATTACTATAAGAAGCCGGTGAAGTTGTCCTAGAACAGTTAGGCACACCGTCTATCTCAACGGATATATTATTTGTAGCAGCAGCCGAAGTCCCATATAGCGAGACCCAAATAGGTTTACCTGTCGTATTCGTGTATGTTACATTTAGTACCCTACTACCTGTTACATCTTGATAAGTTTGGCCCATACCTAATATAGTACTGTTAATACCTAACGGCGTTATGACTTTTTCGTTATTTGTCCCGGTTCTAATTTCCGCAGCTGTAGCGACTTCCCTACCGGAACTACCCGCGAAGTCGTTAAAGTTAGTAACATCTGTCCCGTCACTTACTAGGACCGCGCTCCCCCCCGCTAAAACCGCAACGCCAGAACCGCCCGAAACTTTAACCGTAAGAGTTTGTAACGTTGAGTTCGTAAATATTAAAATACGCCCCACGTCGTCGATAATAATATCACGACCCGCACTTAGCATCACGCCAGTATCGGTTATCTCTAGCTTAGCGTAGAGGTTCTGGCCTGTTGTAAGTGTGTAGTTAGCGTCCGCCGTAATGTTATGCACTGCCGAACGAACGTTTAATAATTTCCACATAGCGTCGAACTGCTGCGAGGCTGTAGCGTTATCGGGTGTACCTGACGGCGTAATCCCCGCTTTAGAAGTGATAAACTGCTGGAACCCGAAAAGGTCGTTAACCAGTTTAGCCTCCCACGGTGTACCCGTCCCGTCTCCTGGCGACGTAATGTTTTGAGCTTTACCGTCCGGATACTCCGAACTTACCGGCGCTACTTTGCCCGGATATGCGTCTATGGGTCTAATCATAAATTACTCCTATGTATAAGTTACTAATATCCCTAGCCACTGCTGGGTCGGGCATATTTTAAGACACAGTTCCTCGAACTCGTCTCTACGTTTTGGGTCTACTGTAGCTAAATCTCCGAACGTTTCGCCACCGATATATAAAAAATACGGCCACGTGTCGGGGTCTGTCGGAATATTATACCTTATCGGCCTTTCGTAATAGCTTAAAGTTTCGTCACACTCCGCCAGTAGTTCCCCACATTCTGCCCGAGCTTCCCCACACTGTACCTTAGCCGGTACGGGTTCAAATATCTTGTTAACTAGCGCGTAGCCAGTAGGCGAGATAGTTTCCCCCGCCAGGGCGTCCGCTTCGCCACACTGAGCTAGCACCTCACCACACTCGGCGAAATAAACTAGCGCCACGTCTCCATCTCTTAAATACGTCAGGGGGTTACGGGGTGTAGCTTCCGCGGCACTGTTAACCGCTGGCTCTGTCCCGGGGACCCACCATTCGTGGACGTACACATCGAAGCCGTTAGCCTGTAGTGTAGACTGGATATAGTCTGGGTCCTGGCCGCCTAAGGTCTTCCAAGTAATATCTAACCGGTCGCGGCGTAGCTGCTCAGTAAGACCGTAAGACCTTAGCCCGAACTGCTGCTCCCAGCGCTCGAGTTCCCTAGTCGTACTCGGTAAGATATCAAAGAGAATACGGTCGTGGTAGTTCTTAACATCCACACCTAGAGGGGCTAGCCCCGCCAGGAACTTACGCAGTGTTTTATCTACGGTAATACGCCACGCGCGAGCGTTAGGTAATAAGTGCGTAATAATCCGTAAAAATGTGTCTATCATAAGTAAATTACCTCTCCGAGTTTAGCTTTTTCTCCTATACCTAAAGTATAAAGGTCTACCAGAGCAGTAGTTCCCTCTAAGTAGATAAAAGCGTTCGTAAATACTCCACCCGCAGCCGTAACCACGTCGTCCACAACTCCCGAGACCGACGCTTTAGTGATACGGTCTTTACGGGGAGGCACCGATAGACCTATAATAAACGGCTCTCTATCTAGGAAAAACTCCGTAAGTGCTGTCTCTATATCCGCCCTAACTTGCGCCAGGTCGTCGGCCACTAAGCCTGATACCCTAACGTCGAAGCCCGTACGCGTAATCCCGAAAGCGTTTACTAAAGCATTCGCTGGTCTACGTGTAGCTAGCCCACTCTGGTCTAAGTCGATAGAGACTAGGACAGCCTCGAGCTGAGCCGTCGTAGGAATGCCATCCGCGTTCCCCGAGCTTGCCACTGTGGCTTCCGCATAGACGTCGACCTGCCCCGGGTTAGTGCTTGTATACGGATAAATGTTAACAATACCCGCCGTCTCTTCGCCCCACTGTTCATAGTCAGCGTATGCTCCGCCCTGCGGTCTCTTTTGAAACCTGTCGACGATACGCTGACGGTAAACCTCGAAGTCTTCCGCGTCTGCACCTGTAACCGTTTGAGATATAACCTCGGTGTCCCTAGCCACATTAGCCAGAGGGTTAGCGAACGAGATTATCGCTCCCGCCGTTAAGTTTCCTATCGTTCCAGCACCTCCGCCGCCAGCCTGGTCGGCTGCGGCTCTTACTGTTACCTGCTTAGTCACAGCGTCTAACGCTATAGAACCAATAGTTATATACGTTACGCCGTTCGTAGCTGTAAGCTGCGTCCCAGAAGGTAGCGTACCCGTTTGGTTCTCGACTGTTATTTCCACAAGTAGCTCGGCCTGTGTAGCCCCTACCGGGTCTCCAATACCTATAAGTCTACCCCATTCTATAAGGGGAGTAAGTATCTTACCATTAATAACCGTCTGTTTAGTGCTGGCCGTACTTACGAAAATCTGTAAGAACGTAAAGCCACCGTATTTGTAAAGTAATATAAAAACTCCCGCCAGAGCTTTAGCTAGTACACGGATAAACGACTTAGGTAAAAGCGGGATAGTTTGGTTTAGAGAGGCGCTTATCTGTGATACGATATTATCGCTTATCTCTTGTATAGTTGGCGTTTGTAAACTCACGACGTCGTCCTCCAGTTTTCTACGAATTTAAAAGTCTCTTGGTCTATATTAATAGCTAATTCTATCATATTTAACCCTAAAATACTAGCCGATACATTTATATCCGTAGCGACTCCCTCGTTTTTAAACCAGGCTAAGTCCCGTTTCGCCGCGTCTTCGACCCGTAGTAAGTTCCCAGACGTAATTGGTAGAGACTCTAGTAAGTTCTGCGTCTCGCTTATATATTTGCGTGATTTTTCTGTCTCCGTGATGTTACCCCACCAGGTCTTATTGTTGTCCGCTAGCCCGTCGTCGTCTTCATTACCTCCGAATAGGGATAAGTAAGCCGCCGTTCGTAGGCCGCCCGACATTTCGACAAGTCCGTTAGTTACAGATATCTCCCCGTCGTCGTTAGTTTGATACAGTAGTACATCGCCCTCTTGCATAGTTTACTCCTCTATTCTGTAGGGGTTGACGGGTCGGTCTGGACTCCGCCCCCCGCGTCATTTCCGTCGTTTTGTAGGTGCGTGTGGTTGTCTAAGCTTACGCCTGACGCAGTTATCACGTCGCCACCCGTAGTTATACGTGCGCCGTTCGCTTCTATCTCGCCGTCTGGTTTAAGCGTTAAATAGCCGCCAGCATTGACTAGCGTAGCCTCACCTGTATTTTTTAACCACAGTTCGACGATACTAGCTCCTGAGCTGTCTCTCGAGTAGATACGCTTTTCCCCGGCCGCTGCTTTTTGGTCGTTCTTAGGGTCCAGGTATCCGACTACCGCCGAACCGCCCGAGCGTTGAATACCTACGTTAACTACGTAATCTCCTGCTAACGGGTGCGCGTCGTCTCCTGGGGCCGAGAAGTGCTCCGCCGTAACGTTTGGCCCACCGCCCGGGTCGAGCTTAGCGTCTGATAGCTTCGCGCCGTTTCGCGTACCTCTAATAAAGGATAGTAACTTCCCTAGTCCCATGGTAACACCTCCGGTATTTTTCCACTAAACGAACCCGGTATTACTAGGTCTAAAGTAGCTGTCTGACTGTTTTCGTCACGGCTAAACTCTACCGAGCGGATAACGAGGTTATATGGTTCGTATATCATAGCATTATTTGACTGTAAATTTACTAAAGTGTTTGGCTGCCACAATTTACCCGCCGGGTCTCTCCATGTATTTACTGATAACTTATAGGATACCATATTACCAAACATACGTCCAGCTTTAGCCTCTACGGCCTCCTTAAGGGTCCCCGACTCTGCGTCTTGGGCCAGGAACGTAAACGGTCGTAACAAGGTAGTAAGTTTCCCGTTTTTAACGGTAAATACATCGCCAGCAAGTCCTACGACGATAGGTTCTATCCCTGTAACGTGGCTATAGTAATCCTGTGGGTTAAATGTAGGCGAAACTGATACGACCGGACTCTCGCCCTGGCGTAATTTTGCTACAGGTACCCCATTCTCTATAGATTTACGGAATAGTAACTCCCCGCGTTCGGTGCTGGATATAACTAAGTTACGCTGACGTGCTAGGTCTGAGATAAAGTCTAGTAACTTCTGTCCCGGATTTATAGCCACACGTTCAAAGACTGCGCCTGGTTCCGCTTCGAATACTGCGCTAAGGCCGAAAGGCTTTATGACTGCATTCGTAAGCGCTTGTAAATTCTGGTTATTATATTCTAACGGGTAGGCACTCGCTGGAGCCGTACAGTCATTAAGTACACCTGGCATAGAGTATGCGCTTACCTGTATAACTTTACTGTCCCCCAGTGTAGGTATTACAGATATCATTGTCCCCTTAAAAAGAGGTTCGCCGCCGACCGTAATCTCGGTAGATTTAAACGAGAACGGTCTAAACGTCTCTTTAAAACTAGCCAGGTTAGGCTCGAACGGTGCCCCTATGTCTAGCGTATCCATATTATCGATACCACGCGTAAGCTTTATAGACGTCCAGAACCTAAAACGTTTACCGTCAATTAATAACGCTACCTCGTCCAGGTTTTCCGCCTCGGCGGTCTGCGGCTTGTTTTCATTAGCTGTGGGGTTCGCTGGTATGATTAAAGACGTACCAGGTTGCAGCGGTTCACTTGCACCCGGGTTCGCTTGTATAATATTGCCCGTGTACTGTTCGGTACCGTACTGCTTGCGCGATATAAGTTCGAACGTGTCGCCAGATACTACACTATACATAATATACCACCTCTTTACCTTTTGGAAGCTCTAATATTTCCGAGCCGCTAAAATCGTTACTATCGATTAAGAAGTCCAGCTTATCATCTACACTACCGTAAAGCTCTGCCGTTAAATCCACGATAGTACGAGCGCGGTCTAGGATTATTCTACGCTCTTGCTTTAGTGAGAACGATATCTCAACTAAGAACCCTGCCGTAAGAGCTACAGCGTTCTGGAGTTGCTGGTACGCTGCTCCTGTGTCTATCGCTTCCAGTTCTGTGAGGTTCGCGTCTTTCCAGGTGCTTACTTCGTCGAACTGTTCTAACACTGCCGCTGCTGCCTCGATAGCGTCTGCGCGCGTCTCGAATTGATTATTAACAGTCGATAGTACAGACCCAGTAACATATGTCGCCGCGTATAAATCTTTAGTATAAAAGTCGATAGGGTCTGCGCTTATGCTAGTCTCGCCGTCTGCGTCTGATATAAGAGATGTAGCCAGGTTTTTATATGCGTCCAGTTTAGCCGTAATTAATGAGAACGCCCTAGCTGGTGCCTGGATAAGTTGCATAGTCTGAAACGCTAACGTAAGCGGTTGTCCGATTAACACGTCAATACCGCGATTAATCGAGTCATTAATGGCCTTAAATTCCGCCCGTACCTCTGCGACTGTATCAGCTACCACACCAAGGCCGCCCTCTACGTCGTCTAAAAAGATGTCATATTTATTTTTAAAGGTAGCTTTTTTAACGGCCGTATCTAAATTAATATTTTCTTCGAACTCTGCCGCCTGCGAGCTATTGAACGCCTCGACTGCTGCTACGACTTCACTCGCGGGGTCGTTCTGTGCGCTCGGATAAATAAGTCCAATAGTAGACATAAACGTAACTTCTATTATAGCCTGGTTTCCGGCTGTCTTAAGGTCGTCTCGTCTCGTAATATTTCCCGTAGGTACTACATCCACAGTTCCGTAGATAGGGTGCTCCAGTTTCCCAGCCCCGACTTCAAAGAGTGCAGCGTCGAACGCGTCCGCCTCTAGGTCATAATTTGCGCCCCAGAATATGCAGAGTAACGGAAACATACGCCCGTCGCTTCCGTTCGGCTGCACATATGTACCGTCCGCGTCCGGGAACCCGAAGTTAGCTGTCCTTTTATTACGCGAGTTACTTACATTCTCGAACTCGAACGTATAACGGTCGCCTGACGGGGAGATATACGCCGCCTCTTTTAATCTGTCAGTCCACGACATATCTAAAACCCTCCTGTCTGTTGTAATTTAAGGCTAGGTCCCATACTAGAGTTAGTTACCTGAGCGCTACCTGTACGGTCTGCGATAGTTATTTCCGCCGACGTCTTTTTCTCTTCGATATTACGCGCGATACGTTCCTGCGGGCTTACCATTTGACTAGCTGGCTGAGCCGCGAGTTTAGCTTCGTCTCTTCCGAACCCGAAAAACCCTTTAATACCTGCGCCTATGTTGGAAACTTTGTCTCCGATAGCCCCCGTTACGTCTGGGATACTGATATCTGTAATAGCTCCGATATTATCTTTAACCCATTTTATAGCTTTTATTAAAAGCCCCATAGGTGCTAATATAGCCTGGATGATACCAGGTAATGAGTCAAAGCCAGCCGCAACATCGTCAATCCATACTACTAGCGCGGTAAAGCCTGCTATAAGTGCGGCTATCCCCAGGACTATAAGTCCGATAGGGTTCATAGCTAAAACTAGATTAACCGCTGTCATAGTTAGGACGAATGTCTTTAGGACTGTTGTAAGTGCTATAAACACGCCTAGGGCTATTCCTATTCGTTTACCCCAGGTTACTATCGACTCGAAGTTATCTATAATCATTTTAAGGAACCTGCCTATATTAGACGCGATAAGTTGTCCGTTAGCCCTAACCCAATCTGTCATACGGTCGACTACTTCGCTCAGTGGCCCTTGGTTCATTGAAAAAATAGAGATTTTAACGCCCTCTACTGCTGACATAAGACTTTTTAGTCTACCCTGTAAAGTATCTCGCATAGCTGCCGCCATTTTAGAGGCTGCGCCCCCAGAAGCTTCTAGCTCTCCTCGGTAGGCCTTAAGTTGCTTTTCTCCGGCGTTCATTAAAACGTTAACTCCAGCGATAGCTTCCATACCGAAAACAGACTGTAAGGCTGCCGCTTTTTGAGCTGCCCCCATACCTTTAGTAGCTTTATTAAACTGCCCTATAACCTGGGTAATATCTCGTAAGCTGCCGTCCTGGTTTGTAAGCTGAATACCTAGTCTCTTAATAGTTTTAGCTGCGGCACCCGTAGGCGCCTGTAAACGTATGAACATATTTTTAAGAACTGTACCCGCTTTACCACCTTTAATACCTGCGTTAGCTAGTTCTCCCGTCAGCGCTGCGAACGTTTCCATAGACGCTCCGGCTGCCGTAGCAACTGGCCCCCCCTCTTTAATTGTATCGAACATGAGTTCGACGGTAGTATTCGCGCTAGTTGTGGTTTTTGCGATAAGGTCGTTAACCCTAGCTAGGTTCTTACCTAACTGGGCCGAGTCTTTAGTCATAAGCCCGAACGCCCCTAGGGAGTCAGACGCTACATCTGTAGCTGTTGCTAGGTCGACCTGTGCCGCGGTAGCTAAATCCACAACTCCTGGAAGCGCGGAAACTGCCGCCTCTGCGTCGAACCCTGCCATAGCTAAGAAGTTAAGAGCCTCAGCTGCCTGAGAGGCTGAGTATTCAGTGGAAGCCCCCGTCTTACGTGCTGCGTCTTCTAGCATTTTAAAAGCCGGCGTACCCTTTTTTACTTCGCCAGGAAACTTTGCTGCTGCGTTTACGAGAGTCTGCTCGAACTGTGCCCCCGTGTTGATAATATCGGCCATGGCAATGGAAACCGTCCCCAGAGCTGCAGCACTGTACGCCGCGCCTCTTTTTATGCCATCGCCGAGTCTATCCATATTTTTATTAACACGGTATAACCCCCTCTCCATAGAGCGGGTCATTTTTCCGACTTTATTCTGCATACGCGTAACTGGAGCGCTAACGCGGTCTATTGCTTTAAAAACTGCTTCCACTGAAAAACGTCCAGCCATTTTTTATCCTTTCGGTTTTGTATGTTCCTTTAGCTCTGGCCTTAAGCCATTGTAAAAGAAGCGTATCTCCGAAGCGCTAAGAGTTCTAACGTCCGGTAATCCCGGGTAATCCCGGGTAATTTGGAGGAGCATTTCCGCGTAAACAGGTCCCGCCCTATGCTCTCCTTTAACGAACTTATCGTCCGCCCCGTATCTAAC